GGAACTCCTCTATGAAAGTCTCCTGAGATAAGATAGTTTAGTGCATATGATCCTGTACTGATCCAATCAGTAGGATCGTTAAATCCAGTACTCATGCCTGAGATACTTTTAGTCAAGTCCTTGCGGAACTTACTAACGTCAAATGACTTAGCCATTAAATTCTCCTATTAAAGCTGTAATAAGTAGGGGAAGTTACTCCCCTACTTTGCAGGTAGTTACGCCTGACGTGAGCGGATCATTGCTAGAATGTCGCTTGCGCCGCCGCCGGCTGCTGGTGCCGCCTCTGCCGCTGGTGCCGCAATAGCTGCTTCAGCTACTTTAACATCTGCTTCAAAAGGTGCTGCTTCTACTGCTGGAGCACTTTGGCTAGTTGCAGTTGCGCCTGCACTTGCTGCTTTTTGTGGATCGCCTGTACGTGCTTGCATGCCACTTGGACGGAAGTACTGACTCCAACGATCTGCATCGTATGCTTCACCGTCTACTGACGCTTCAAACATCTCTTGCATTACTTTTACAGCAGTTGCGTCTGGCTTCTTAGGAAGGAAGTCTGACAAGTTAAACAAACCGTGTGTGTTAATTGCAGCCATTTCTTGATCGTTCAATGGACGATCTCTACGTGCCCAATTACTTGTGCCGTAGTCTGCATAACCACCTTTACTAGTTTTGTTTAAACGGAAGTCTACACCAGCAGTATAATCTGTTGGTAATTCTTCCATGTCTGGATCCATTAATGCTGCCTTAATGATCTGGAAGATCTGTGGGCCAATAATGAATCTACGGATTGGATTCTCCGGTGCTTGGTCGTCTGCGATAGGATTATCGTTTACGAACCCTTGGAATACGTATGAACGCTTTTTCCAATACTTACGGCCCATGTCTTCAAGACTTGCGTCTTTAAACCAACCGCGTACTTCTGCAAGGATACCACAGTTTTCGCCGTACATTTCCATACAAGGAACTTGTACTTGTACCGGACGAGATGCTGTATCTCCTTTAATTCCTGCGAACGGAAGTTTGATCATCAAACGTTCTGCCCAAAAGAATGTGTTATCCGCATTACCGTCAGGTAGGAAACGCATAGTAGCGTTTTCGCCTTCTTTGATATTCCAAAATGGGTAAATGGGATTCGGACCTTGATTCTGTCCGCCGCCTGATGAGCGTTGTTCTTGCTCTTTAAGTTTAGCTCTGATTTCTGCTAATGATGCCATAATTATATGCCTCTTTCAGTTGTTATTGCCTAATTGTTGTAGCATTATTGCTACAAGTGCCTTTTAATGTTATAGCACAGTTACTATTATAGCGCCTGTGCTTAACAATGTCAAGTCTTTTTTAAAGAAAAAGAAATAAAACTTATAAGTGGGTTAGCGTAATCCTGCTAACTCACGAATTCTGTCGAAATCGTCGTTTATTTCGTGTGCAGTGCCTTTGCTCATCTTTACAGGGTGCATTTTGCCTGATCCTTTAGGATATTCAAACTCTGACTGATGTGCTCTTGCTGCTGCCGCTGCTGCCTGTGTAAAGTTTTCGTCTACTGTATCTTCCATTTGCTGTGGCTGTGTGCGCATTTGCCACTCGTCAAACTTTGCAGTTATTTGTTCAATAAACTGTTTAGCAGGATTGATGTACTGTTCGCCGTAGTCTTTTTCAACCATAGTTAGTACTGCTGTTTCGCCTTTTGGAAATGCTCCATTCTCACGATCAAAGTAACTAAGGATAAACTCGCCTAATGGTGTCTTTTGTTCGTTAGGGTCCATACCTTCTTCTGTGTCGTCTTCGTTCATGTCATCCCACATTGCAGATGCTTCTTCTTCGCCGTAGTCGCTATACTTGTTCATGAACTCTTCTTTGTCCATGTCTTGAGCATCGTCAGTCATTTCGCGTTTAAACTGTCCTTCTCCAAACTGACCCATCATTTCTTCAAAGCCTTGCTCTAGTTCAATTTCTTCTTTGGCTGTTCCCTTTTTGCGACAAGAACCTGGCTCGCCTTCTGTAGTGCCAGGTACTCGTTCGTGTCCAGTCCAGCAAGGACCTTTCTTTTCTTCTAAATCTTCTGGGCCTAGTGACTTTGCTTTTGTTGCTTCACTTACTAAGTTATAAATGTATGGAAATACATCTGCTAGTTCTTCGTTAAACTGTTTGATAGTTAACTGATCTATCCAATTCTCTGCAACGTCACTCGGTACATCTTCCATCATTGGCTTAGCATATGCTGCAAATGTTTCTGCATAAAACTTTGGCTTTTGCAATGACTCAATTGTTTTCTTAACTGTACTAATACGTTCTTTAACTGCGTCAACATATCCTGCTAGGCTTTCTGCCATTACAGCACTACGACCCATATAGTTGTTGAACTTGCGTAACTTGCTCATCTCTTCTGATAAGCCTACAATGTGTCCACCGAACTCATCATGAGGTTTGCCGCCTTCTGCTACGTGACGTGCCATTGCTCTTGCACCACTTAGGTGTTTGAACGGATATATAAAACGTTCGCCTTCTGCGCTTTCAATATAGATTTTGCCAATGCTGCGTGTACGCCCTGCGGCACTTTCTTGGTTAACACCTTCTGTGTGCTTAATTACAATACGTGCTTCACCTATTTTTTGGTAGCTAATTCTACTAGTACCATATAGTTTTGATTCGTTCATGTTCTCGTCCTCAGGGGTTTTCGCTAAGAATTTATAGTCTCTCTTATTTAAATTTGACTTTGTAATGTCTCGCACACTATATTCCATCATACGCTTCTTACTAAAGATACGCAGTTCTTTTAGAAAATCATACCACGCTTCTCGTGTCATTTCGTCTTGATCTTCCATAAAGTCTTTACTGTATATAACAGTTAAGCCGTCATCTTCGTCGATAGCAACACTTACTTTGCCAAGTCCGTTATAATCAAAATCAAAGAAACGTGCCATAGTTGGCTCATTTGTAACTGTTCCTTCTTCGTCACCGATAGTAACTTCTGGAAATCTTCCTCGTATTTTGTTAAAAAGGTCTTCACCTATTGTGTCAAATTCTTGCATAATGTATTTATCTACCTAGTTAAAAGTTACTGCTTATAAAGATGGGCATAGGTGCTTCGTAATCCTCTATGTCTTCAGCTTGTGTAAAGGTACTATATATTCTTGGATCCCAGTCTTTGAGTACAGCCATCATTCTCAGTGCTAATAGTGTAGCACTTACTAAGTCATCACTGCCGCCTGATTTCGCTTGGTAGCTACTACCTGTTGCAACAAACGCTTTGAGCTCACTAATAAGAGTCTTGCTTCTAACCTTCATCTTATCGTTTTCAATCATAGTTTTAAGTCTACTACACGCTGTAATCTTAGTACCGTGTGTGGTGTTAAATCCTTTGCGGAACTTTCTAACATGTCCTTTGCGCATCGGCTCACTTACAAATAGTCCAGGAATGTTTTCTTCACCGAAGTCGTTAATAACAAGTAAGCATGCTTCACCAATGCCATTGTTTTCAACACTCCAATATATGCCGTTGGCATTGTTAGTTTCTTGTTGTAAGTATTTGCATATGTCAGCAAGTACTCGTATTTGTCCTGGGATAGCAGTTGTGTTATGTTGCCACTCTGCTACTTGTTCGTAACTAGGCAGTTCAAACACTTGTATAGCTGCGTTATCGCCTCCTGTTCCCATACTAGGGTCAAGTGCTACTGCATACGTATATTGCGCTGTAGGCTTCTTATACCAGCGTGTTTGGCCCATGTTAAGCATAGGAGCTACACCTTCCATAACAGCAAGTTTAATACTATTAATAAGTGTTTCGTCAAATACTAGGAATTCACATCCGTATTCACGTCTAAACTTCTCTTCACCAATACGTCCAACTTCTGCTTGTTTCCATTCTTCGTCACGATCTGGATGTTCACTCCAATGTGATATAAAGCTATGGAAACCGTTTGAACCTAGCTCTTGTTCATTGCCGTGTTCGTCAAACTTATTTTCTGCTTGTTTCCAAATGGTTGCAAAGGTATCTTCATCCGAGTTTGGTGTGCTTGTAATAATAGCACGACCACCTGTTGCTAGTGTAGGAGATATTGAAGTCCAAAATTCTTCAGCAATGTTGGGTTGCACAAATGCAAACTCATCACAGTATAGCAACGAGATACTCATACCACGTCCTGTGTTGCCTGTTGTTGTTTGTGCTACAATACGCGAACCATTTTCAAATTCAATTGATTGTTTGTTATAACTTGTAACACCTGCACGTATATGATCAGGACAACTTTCATACACAAAGCGTATGCGTGACATAATCTCTTGTGCGCCTGTATATTTGTGTGCAGCAACTAGAATAGTTTGATCTGGTACAAACATTGCATACCATGCTAGATAGATACTAGCACACGTAGTCTTACCTGTTTGTCTAGGCATCATATTAATGTTAAAGCGGAAAGTATGATAACTATACATTAATCCTAACTGATACTCGTAAGGATCGTACAACAGTTTACCCTTTACGGGGTGCTGAATATAAGCAAACTTACGAGCAAAGTATAAGTATCCTTGATCTTGATCCATACAGGCTACTAAGTCTTCAACCTGCTCGTTGGTATATGTTTCTTGTCTGTTTGCCTTCTTTATTAAGACGCCGTCTAATGATGCTGCCATATTAGTACTTATCCTATTATATTGTCGTAATATCCAATGTCGAACCTGAGGTCAAATAGTTTGCGCCTATCTTGTTGGATTAAAATATGTGTAGGAGCAGCATGTTTGCCGTATCTAGGTTCGCTCCACAACCACTCGTATTGCAAACTAGTATCTAACTTACTACAAAGTTTCTTTAAACGCCTACGATTATAGTTGGGTACAATGTAAACAATGGCTTGA